TCAGCGTTGTCGTTCATAGTGTATTCAATAGGAGTTTGAAGTTGAATTACTTCTGTGTCGTTCATTAAAATAAATGAGTATGTTAATGGGCGAGGATGAAAGTTCAGGTCGCCACGATACACTTAAAAGTTTACATTAGATCGTTCTAGTTTATTCATTATATCTTGACGGTAAGCTGGATCTCTTTCGTATCTAGGATCACTCATAGCCTTCACTACTTCAGCTTGACTACGGAATTGACTACCGTCTGCTTTTGGTGCTGTTCCTGTTAACATCTTTCCTTCATAACCTTGTGCATCTTGGTACCTATAAGCTAAAGAACGTACTGCAAAGAAGGCTGCTAATGGATCACCTTTCTCCATAACTGTATCGAACATCTTTACTTCTTGTTCGTTTAAGTTATTATCAGCCCACTTTATCATATTATCGTACTCTCTATCTCCTCCAGCTATAGTTTTTAACTGTGCTATATCAGCATCAGACATCTCTTTAGAAGCATTCTGTTTTTCAACTTGTTCTCTATACTTAAGATGCATATCAGCTAGTTCGACTGGACTTAACTTATTAAGTTTGTCTACAGTTTCTTTAGTATATGAATCTTTAGATGTAGCTTCTTCCCATAATGTATCTAGGATTCCAGCTTCTCCAGTATCTTCTTCAGCTTCTTTCTCTTCTTGTTTGTCTTCTTCTGACTCCACTTGTTGACTATCTTCGGGGTTCCCAGCTTTCGAGCTATCTTCAGAACCTTGGTCTCCAAGCTTTTTTTGAAGTTCAACATATGCTTTCTCTAATTCTCTAGCATCTTTATATTTACCAGCAAGTAAGTCATCTTGTGCTTCTTGCATTGCTTCTCCAACTTGCAAAGAATCTTGCTCATCGGCATTGAGATTCTCTACTGTTGTTACTTCATCTGTGTTTTCAAATGTTAATGTTTCTGCCATTATACTTCAGGTGGGGGTGCTGCTTGTTGTTCTAGCTGTGCTGCTAGGGCTGGATTTTTAGAAGGATCATTCATAGGAGCTTTAGCCATATTAGGTTCTTGCTTCATCTGTTCCATCTGCATTTGTTGTTGCATAGCTTCCTGTTCTTCTTGCTGTCTTTCTTGCATACTCTTTACAAGATTCAAAACATCTATACCTTGAGCTGCAGCTAATCTCTTAACTACTTCTTCAGGATTAATGTATTGTTGGATAGCCTCTGGACCCATGGTCTGTGCAATAGTCTGGAGGAAAGCCCCCAAGGCTTGTACATCTTGACCACGACCAAGACTATTAATACCAGCAACGATGATAGGTTTAACCATACCTTTTGGTATCTTAGGTATTTCACCTGTCTTTTGGAAGACACTAAGCTTACGGTTTAGATAAGGTACAAGGAACTCAACAGTAAGTAATCCAAATAGACCACCGAGCTGTTGTTCTAATTCCAACTGAGTCATCTGAACTTCTTGTGCAGTAGTTCTTTCACTATCTCTTACACTTAATATAAGAAAAGCTTCGTTTAATCTCTTCTCTAATGTAGCCATCAGTTGAAAAGCTGTCTGGAAATCAGCAGTCTTACCAACTTGTACTACACCTATATCATCTGGTCTTCCTTGAACGATTGCTCCGTTACCTGCAGTCGCTAGTGTTTGTGGTTTAGTGGTGCTTGATGGTGATACTACAAAAACTACTTTAGCAGCTGCTGCACTCCCTTCTACAAGAGCTTGTGACAGTGCTTCAAGTGATTTCAAATCTCCTATAAACTGACCTACTCTACCACGACCATAAGCTTCTCCATCTACTGTATTAAAACGTAGTGGTAGCCATGGTGTTGTATCTACTGGTGACTTACCTTGTGATCCTGGTAAGATCTTATCAAATACTTCTTGATGCCAAACAAATCTATTGTTATCTCTAGTGACATGAGTGTATACATCACACTCTTGCTTATCAGATTTAGTCTCATCAACTACTGATTCATCTTCATCTATCTCGTATTCCTGACCTTCAGGTAGATACTTTTCTATTAATTTTTTG